ACGTGCTGCCCGCGCTCTGGGATGCGGAGATGGCACTGCACTATGAGTGCGATCCGTTTCCGGGCTGCATCGAAGTGAGCGAGGGCGAATACGTCTGCCCGCCCGCGTTCTACTACCCACAACATCCAGAGTGCGATTCCCCGTATTGGAACATTCCCGACGTGACGCACTGGCGACCTATGAGTGATCCGCCGCTAGACGACGAACAGGAGGCCAAGCTCATGGCGTTATCTGGCGGGCTCTGACTGCACCTGACGGACTGGCTTGATGAGCCGGACCGCCGCCCGGACTGCGTGTGACGATCAATAAGGCAGCCGCAGTCATTATCGCGCTGCCGTCGCCCTATGATCGAACTAGTAAGGATTTCTTACAGGTTGCTAACAGTTTATGAATAGGAAGACAAATGAATGAATTGATACAGCAAATTAAGGAGATGGCCCAGGGTTGGGAGGAAGACGCGAAAGAATTCGTGCCCGATGCATATGCAATTAGGGGTATGGAGAGAAAATACTTCGCCGGAGACTGTTACGCGGGCGGTCTGATGAGTGCAGCGTCCGACATTAGATGGCTGATAGAAAACCTCGGTAATTACGAACAAGTACCGATGAATTGCAACACGGAGCTAGAAAGGCGCTGCGTCAACAGTTGTCGACGCTCGGAGGACGGCGAGCGCTGCGAGGGTTGCGGCCGAACCATGGAAGAGATTAGAATGGCATTCCAGCGACAGAAAGAGGGGGGCTAGTTATGCCCGGACAGACTGACGATATCTTACCAATGAACCCCCAGTTTACACACGAAACAATGTACGAAAAGCACGAAAGACGATACAAGCAATACTGGGCTTTCTTACGAGACGAGCCCATTTGTTGCCCTTGGGCCGGGCCGACATTAGACCAAGAAATGGCATGGATGAATGAAGGCAGGAAGAGGATAGGACTGTCCAGGTACGAAGTAATGTACTATCGCACTCGGTACGCAAATGACCCCGCTTACAAAGCGAAGCAGCTGCAATATTCCAGGTTCAGGCATTTATTGAGAGGGGCTAAAAAAGGAAAGACCGAAAAACTCAAAGAAATGGTGGGGATAGACTGGGAAGAGCTTGTCGAGTACCTTAATGACAATCCACACGGGCTGAAGGTTGGAGACAGGGGCGTGCATATCGACCACATTACTCCAATATCATCGTTCGAGGACCCGGAAGACCCCGATTGCTGGCACTACACCAACTTGCAACTTATGCCGGCATCGATGAATATCCGGAAATCTAACAGGATGGATTGGCCACTTGACTGGGATCTCGATAGCTGATATCGTCTCATTGCGCGGGAGAAAAAACCGAAATGAAGAAATTTTTCAAGGAGTTAGCAGCAAAGGAATTCCGCAAAACGAGGAAGCCCGACCGCGCCACAAGGCGCGAGGAATTCTGCCTCGACGCGCTACTGAGAACATTGGACGGACACTTGGAAGTAAACCGACAAACGAGGAACGCAACAATGACGCTTGAAGAAGTAATCGAAGAACTGGTGGAGATTGGAGCCATGGCTGAGGAAGGCATACCGCCGAACGCATCGCGGATTCAGGACATCCTCGAAGTAGTCACCGAGGTCGTAGTGGCCCTGAAGGAAATTACGGAAGGTGAATCATGAACCTTGGAGACACAGTGAAGATGCAGATGTTCACCGAACAGGAATTCGGGGAAGAGGTGGACCTCTGGAAGGAGTTTGAACGTGAGCAGAAACAATTATGTCGCCAAACATTCGAGGTCGTTCAACAAGGCCCAAGTGTTTCGCGACCGAAAGAAGGACTTGCGATTGAATCCCCGCAAAGCGAAGCGAAATTCTGGCGGGAAAGGGCATGAGCGATTCACCGCTTGACAGGCAAGAGGGAGGAGCGCATTATAAAGCCTTGTCGGTGCAGCCGATTGAGTTTATTCAGGAGAATGGATTCGACTTCTGCACCGGAAACATCATCAAGTACGCGTCTCGCGCCGGCAGTAAGCCGGGCGTCTCTGCAATCACGGACCTGCGCAAGGTGATTCACTACGCTGAACTGAAGATCTATTACTTGGAGAAAGGAAATGAGGAAAATTAACATCCACGGGGTGCGCGAGCCTGAAGACGGGACGCTAGCGGTCTTCTGCACGCAGTACGACCAGGTTTTGGTTGGAGTCTACGTAGAAGAAATAAGGGGATTTATGGGATTGGGTCCTTTCTCTGCCCAGTCTATCGAATCAGAAGGGTGGAAACCGACAGAGCACAGTGACTGCGTCCATGAGCTTGAAGGCGTTTACTACTCGCCCAAGGAAGTTGTCTGGCACGTAGACGCTGAAGATATTGCGGACTATGTCCGACATGAACCCTGAGAATCCGCGCTGCAAAAGATGCAAACGTCTCCTGAGAGAGCCATACACCCCTTCTTGGGAGTACTACCTGGAAGAACTTAACGTCCCCGCTAACTGGGGCTTCAAGCCGGAGAACGGTCATGCTGATAGCAGAAGTTACGCTGAGCATTTTTATTATGCTTGGAACAACGGAAAACCCGCCGACCCAGTACCCTATGCAATATCAGAGGGAGAACTTGACGAAGAGGAGTTGCGAGGAGTTCGCTGCATCGATTAACGAGGCGCGCGGCCTGATTTACAGCCCGGAAGGTGAGCCCAAAGGCATGGCTGTGGGCTTCGTGGCCCGATGCATACCGACAGAGGAGAGCTTGATGTGATTGAGTATCTCTGGCCAACAATTGCCATTACGTCGACTGTTTTATTGATTCTGCGTTTGTGCCAGAAGCCTAATGGAGAAAAGTTCTTCACTGAAGTCGAGGTGCGTGGCAATAAGCACTACATGCTGTTGATTGCAGGCGATGGGATTATCTACGCGTTCGACCAGAGCGGAATGGTTCAGCTAAGAAACGCAATCAACCTAGCTTTGAATGACTGCATAGAGGAGCAGACCAAAGATGACTAATTATTGTTCAACAAACGGCGGATCGCTTAGCTGTTTTGTGCTCACGGAAGAGCGCGCGACTGAGGGTCTAGGGTCGCTGTGGCTATCGGCTCCGACCAACCCAGTCCCGGGTATCGGCTCCCTGTGGGTAGGCGACAATGAGGGCTTCAACTGGATTGAGGCTTTCCTGAGCTTCAAGTGCGAGAAGTTCGGCAAGTTCTGCGGCGTTGAACCGAGCCCGGAGACGCCGGTCACTCCGAACCCGGTGCCCTTGCCGGCTGCCGGCCCGCTGCTCGCTTTTGCTATTGTCGCCGCTGGCATCATCGGACGGAGGAAGAACGTTGCGTGAATACGAAGACTACATCGCCCTGAGCCGATACGCTCGCTTCCTGCCGAGCGAAGGCCGTCGGGAAACATGGGAGGAGACCGTCTCCCGATGGGCTGAGTTCTGGGAGGATTACATCTGCGATAACATCCTGGATGAAACCCTCGTGGACGATCTTATGCGGGAACTCTCAGACGCCCAGAAGTTGGTCCTCAACAAGGAGGTCATGCCGTCCATGCGCTCCATGATGACGGCCGGGAAGGCTCTTGAGCGCGACAACGTGGCTGGCTACAACTGCGCCTATCTGCCGGTAGATCACCCCCGGGCCTTCGATGAGGCGATGTACATCCTCATGTGCGGCACCGGGGTTGGGTTCAGCGTCGAGGACCAGTTCATCATAAACCTCCCCAGCGTCCCGGAGAGCTTCGACGAGACGAGCACGGTCATCAGGGTGGCAGACAGCAAGGTCGGCTGGGCGAAGGCCTACAGGGAGCTTCTGTGCCTGCTGTGGGCCGGCCAGATACCGGACTGGGATGTGAGTGCCGTCCGGCCCGCTGGTGAGCCTCTGAAGACCTTCGGCGGCCGCGCCTCGGGACCTGAGCCGCTGGTGGACCTGTTCGAGTTCACCGTGGAGAAGTTTAAGACGGCTTCCGGCAGGTACCTCGACAGCGTTGAGTGCCACGACTTGATGTGCAAGATCGGCGAGATTGTGGTGGTCGGCGGGGTTCGCCGGTCAGCCATGATAAGCCTGTCGGGCCTCGGTGACCGGGAGATGCGTACGGCCAAAGCGGGCGAATGGTGGCACAACAACCCGCAGCGGGCCCTCGCGAACAACAGTGCGGTCTACGCTAAGCGGCCTGATGTAGCTGCATTCATGGACGAATGGCGAGGCCTCATCCTCTCCGGGTCCGGGGAGCGCGGCATCTTCAATAGAGCGGCATGTAATAAGGTTATGCCGGAGCGTCGTGAGAAGGGGCATTTGTGGGGCACGAACCCGTGCAGCGAAATCATCCTGCGGCCGAATCAGTTCTGCAACCTGAGTGAGGTGGTGGTGCGTCCGAGAGATACGTTCGACGATCTGATGGCTAAGGTCTCGACGGCTGCATTCATCGGCACGCTACAGGCGCTGCTGACGGACTTCCGGTACCTGCGCAAGGTGTGGCGCACGAATTGCGAGGAAGAGCGCTTGCTGGGCGTGAGCTTGACAGGAATCCTGGACAACCCTCTCTTTCTCAGGGGCGACGTGCTCGAGGCCGCAAAGGGCGCTGCCGTCGCCACCAACAAGTACTGGGCTGAGAGGCTCGGCATCAATCAGGCGGCTGCAGTGACGTGCGTGAAGCCCTCGGGTACCGTGAGCCAGCTGGTGAATTCTGCGTCGGGAATGCATCCTCGTCATAGCAAATACTACATTCGCCGTGTCCGTGCCGATTTGAAGGACCCGCTGACGCAGTTGATGATTGATCAAGGCGTACCGGGCGGGCCCTGCGAAATGAACCCCGGACAAGTGTACGTGTTCGAGTTCCCCATGAAGTCGCCTGAAGAATGCTTCGTTCGCGACGATATTGTCGCGGTAGAGCACCTTGATATGTGGCGAAAACTTCAAGAATACTGGTGCGAACACAAGCCTTCTGTGACTATCAGCGTAAAGGACGACGAATGGCTGCAGGTGGGTTCGTGGGTTTACGAGAACTTCGACATCATGTCGGGAGTTAGCTTCTTGCCGCACTACGCAGGCACGCATCCGCAGATGCCTTACGAGGAGATTGAAGAGGAGGAGTTTATCCGGCTTGAAGGCGAGTTCCCGCCCATTAACTTCGAGGACCTTGGCCGTTACGAGAAGGTAGACAATACGACGGCGTCTCAGGAACTGGCGTGCGTCGGAAACCAATGCGACATAGTGTGAGGTGACGTATGAATGACTTCTGGGATGATTTTACGGCGGGGCTTTTGACTCTGCTCGTGTGGCTCGGCGCGATGTTTCTGACTGTCGGCGCATGGATTACCAGCATCATGCGCAGCGCTGATACCGAGTCATTCGTGATGCTGGCTGTTGCATGCATCTTGCCGCCAATTGGCGTCGTGCATGGATGGCTGATTTGGCTGGGATTCTTCTGAGGAGGTGAGAGATGAAAGCGTTTCTGTTTGCTGTAATGCTTCTGCCGGCTACCGCCGGCGCCAACTGCACCACGTGGTCGGTCCTGAAGCCCAATGGTGAGTTCGTCGTGTGTACTCAGTGCTGCACCAGCGACGGCATGTGCCAAGTAACCTGTATCTAGGAGATGGCATGACAATTGCGTTTCAATCTACCCGCGAACTGGGAGTCACGCATGGCGTAAAGATTCTGGTGTACGGCGGGCCGGGCACGGGGAAAACTACGTTGTGTAAGACAACCTGTTCGACCCCGCTTATCATCAGCGCCGAGTCCGGGCTGCTGTCCCTGCGAGACCAGGACATCCCGGTCTGGCAGGTAAAGTCGATGAACGACATTCAGCAGATTCTGGACTGGCTGTACGGCAGCCCTGACTCCTCGCAATTCGACTGGGTCTGTATCGATTCTTTGAGCGAGATTGCGGAGACAGTTCTCGCGTACGAGAAGTCCCAGACCAAGGACGGCCGCAAGGCCTACGGCGAAATGAGCGACCAGATGATGATGCTGACGAAGGCATTTCGCGACTTGCCCGGTAAGAACGTCTATGTGAGCGCCAAGATGGCGCGAGAGAAAGACGACCTTGCGGGGACTATGCTGTATGCTCCTTCAATGCCGGGAAGGTCGGTGGGGCAGCAGCTGCCATACCTTTTCGATGAAGTGCTTGCTGCACGAATTGAGAAGGACCAAGAACAGAACGACTTCCACGTTCTGCAGTGTCGCGGTGACTTCCAGTACATCGCGAAAGACCGCAGCGGCGCATTGGACTTGTGGGAAGCCCCGGACCTTTGCGCCATTGCGAATAAGATTACTGGCAGAGCATAGCCAGTGAAAAACCTTACCCGGCTGTGAAATTTAATACTAGGAGAGAGAGCATATGCCTCAGTTGAACTTTGATATGACCAACGTTGAAGTCGAATCGTTTGACCCGGTTCCGGCCGGCGACTATCAGATCATGGTCGAGGACTCGGAGCTTCGTCAGTCTAAGAATGGATTCGAGATGATTTACATCAAGTTCCGCGTTGTCGGGCCGACTCACGCCAATCGGGTTATCAGCGCCTTCTACAACGTTGGCCATGAGAAGGAAGACGTGCGCCGTATCGCGTTCAGTGAACTCAAGGCGCTGGCCAACGCGTGCGGCTTCGAAAACATTACTGCCACCGAGCAGGTTCACGGCCGCACTTTCACGGCGCGCGTCGAAGTCGAAGGTGAGTTCAACCGCCTCAAGGATCTTCGTCGTGATGCTGGCGCACCGCCGCAGCCGCAGGCTCCAGCACCGCAGCCGCAGTATGGCGCTCCGCAGCCTGCACCTCAGCCGCAGCCTGCGTCAGCACCTTTGCAGCAGCCCGGTCCCGCGCCCGCACCTTGGCAGCAGAACCAAGGGTAATAGGGATGCCTGAAATCCCCAAGGAAGAAGGGACAGTCGAGGCGATTTACGAGGCCCTGCGCAAGCAGGGCCTTCATTCTCGACGTCGAAGCGAACGCATCGGCGCCTCAGCTATTGGCGAGGAGTGCCGGCGCAGGACGTGGTACGACTATCGATGGGCGTCGCCCATGGAGGAGTTCGAAGGAAGGACGATACGGATTTTCAGGCGGGGCGATGTTGAGGAAGACCTCGTGGTCAAGGACCTTGAGTCTGCTGGCATTCACGTGATGCCGCTCGACCCCAACACCATGAAGCAGTGGGAGTTTACGAATGAGAATGGCCACTTTGTGGCGAAGCTCGATGGGATTGCCCAGAACGTACCGGAGGCGCCGAAGACATGGCATTCTTTAGAAGTAAAGTCTATGAACGAGAAGAGATTCAAGGCGCTCGTGAAAAAGGGCCTGGAATCGGCAGAGCCGAAGTACTACTGGCAGTGTATCGCGGGGATGCATTTCTCTGGGAAGACAAACGAGAGCCGGCTGACTCGCTGCCTGTTCATTGCGGTGAACAAGAACAACGAAGAGATATTCGTTGAGAGGCTAAAGTATGTTGCTGAACAGGGAAAAAAGATTGAGCGACTTGCACTCGACCTTACCACCACTACAGACGCACCCCCAAAGGCCGGGTCTGGTCCCGATGTATTTCCTTGCAGATTCTGCCCGCACACGGCGGTCTGCCATACTAAGCGCTTTCCAACAGTGTCATGCCGAACGTGCGCCTTCTCTGAACCAGTGGCCGCCGGAGGGTGGTACTGCCATAAACATGAAAAGGAACTTAGCCGAGATGAACAGATTGAAGCCTGCGACAAACACGTGTACTTGCAGACCCTCGTGCCCTGGCTTGAGCCCGTCGAAATGGACCGAGATGCGCCAGCTATTCTATTCCGAGACGAAGAAACAGAAAAGGAATTCTGGAACGGACCTTCAGGAAGGAATAGCTACCCTTCTCGAGAACTCGAGCGACTTGAAGTGGGACTTATCGGAGATGAAGTACTTGACGAAATCCGTGGGCAGTTCAATGCGTCTGTTGATTTCTCTCGTGAGCGTCCAGATACTTGCCCAACTGGCGACCCTGCTCGTCCTTTTAACGATGATATTCCGTTTTAATGGATAAGTTCGTCATCATCGACAACAAACTCGGCCACAACGGGGAATGGTTCGTCATTCTCTTGGATGAGAAAGGGCGCAACAGACCAGCCATTATCGAGCACTACGCCAGCCAAGACCTTGCCGAGCGCCGTGGCGACTTCCTCCTCGGTGGCGCTTTCTTTGAGGCCGGCGACGTCCCACATTGCGTGGACGAGTTCGTGTAATTCGACTTCCAGCATCTTTTCGGGCGACAGCGCCTGAGACACTTTGATGTACTGGTAGTCTGGGACGCAGCACCCGTGCTCTTCGGGGAGTTCTTCCGGAGGCACATACTGAATTTGGTATAAGAGATGACCAACTTTAATTTCGTTCATGGAGCACCTAATGAATCTATCTGAGTACGCAAAGACCGAGACGCAAAAGAAATACGTCGAGGCATATGAGAAACACGGCACCTTCGAAGAGGCTGGCCGAGAAATGGGCGTTAGCGGCCGGGCCATTCGCGCCGCTGTTGACCGCGTCAAGGTCTACGCCAGCAACTCCGAGGACTACGTCCCCGGCGCGAAGATGGTGGATGGCGAGGGAAATGTCAAGATTCAGTGGATGAAGCCCACGGACATCGACGGAGGCCTCCAGGAAGCCCGCGAGGAGGCCCAGAGAGCGATTCTAGAGGACGTTAAGGGCAAAGCCCTTACTCGCGAGACGCGGCCTCACCCGGGCCTCACAGAGCTTCTCAACCTGTACAACGTCACTGACTTCCATATTGGCATGAAGGCATGGGTCGAAGAGACCGGTGCCGACTGGGATATTAAAATTGCACGCGACGTGCTGATGGAATACGTTGAGGAAGCGGTCTCACGGACCCCGAAAGCCGATGTATCTATCGTCTCCCAGCTGGGGGACTTCTTCCACTACGACGGCCTGGATGCTGTAACGCCCACCTCCGGGCACCTCCTTGATGCTGACACTCGCTACGCGAAGATGGTCCGGGAGGGAATTGAAGTACTCAAGTATTTCATCGAGCGTCTCCGGGAGGAAAGTAACCACGTCGTCGTACTGATGGCGGAGGGTAATCATGACATTGCATCCTCTCTATGGCTGCGCGAGCTTTTCTCGGCCTACTACTCAAACGCGTCAGATGTCACGGTCATCAACAACGTAGCGCCGTTCTATTCTTACGTGTTTGGGGACGTAGGGCTGTTCTTTCATCACGGGCATAAGGTCAAGTTCAATGACCTGCCGACGTTTTTTGCATCCCGGTTTCACAAGGAATACGGAGCCACGAAGTACCGCTACATTCACTGCGGGCACTTGCATCACAAGAAGGTGTTTGAGCATCCGCTTGCCGAGGTAGAGCAGCACCAGACCCTTGCGGCACCAGACGCATACGCAGCGCGAGAAGGCTATAACAGTCATCGCAGTGCGCAGGTCATCACGTACCACAAGTGTCATGGCGAGTATGGTCGTCAGACGATAAGGCCTTGTCGATGACTATCACCCTTTTGGCGACCTTCCGAAGCGGTCCATCGCCTTCTCTGCAATGGCTCCCATGTGTGGAGCCGCGAAGTAAAAGCCTAGAACGAGCATCACTGCGCCGTTCATCTGCTGGGCTGATGCGTTCGTTATTTCCTGAGTCTGTAGCAGTTTCTCTGCAGTATCCTCGTTGGCCCATAGACCAGCGACGCCGAGTACCCAAGAAACGTTATAGAGTAACAGCCATTGAGCGGTTACGAGCAGAGCGATTAGACGACGGGCGATGTTCTGTCCCTCGGTGGACTTCATCCACTCGACAACCATGGCGCGCGCAGCAGCGCGTTCCTTGGCGGCAGCATCTGCTCGCTCTTCGTCAGTGTAGACCAGTTTATCAAGAGCCGAGGCACCGCTGTCTACCACACTTTTCAGCGCGGCGTCGGTCCCGAATATCTTTCCGAGGAAACTGAACATGTCAGTCGATGATCTCGAAGTGGACAAGGTCGTTAAAGTTCTGGTCGGAGACGACGATATTGTCGCGGTCCCAGTTGCCACCCCATCGGACATTCAAGCCAAGTCGCCAAGCTACCGCCTCTACGATACCGGCAAGATATACGAATTGATGTACGTCATCCCAGTCAATCGGGTACGGTGCGACGTCTACTGCCTTCGAGGGACTAGCGTTGTGTTTCGACTGGCCCCCACGGAGCTTACTCTTGCCGGCGGCAAAGAGTTCTTCCTGCCGCTCGGGACTACGATGACCTTCGATGATAGTGATGTCCCGTATTTTCAGTACCTCATGAAACAACTCCTGAAGGCGCACATCACACGACTCAAGGCGCTCAAGGCTGGTGCGCGAGAATCGATTAGGCATCCTGGCCTTCCTCCTGGCGCGAACGACGAGCAGACGGCCGAGGACGACCTACCTGCTTTAGCTGTTCGATTTCACGCTTCAGGGCCTCAATTTCCTTGAGTGCTTCGTGGTACTTCTGACTTGCGTTCATACGATAACTCCAAAAGTTCTTAGTCCTTCCAACACAGCCATCGTCATCAGGACCGCAGCCGCTAGTCGGCTGATGGTTCTGATTTCGATGGTGTTTTGCATTGTTGCCTTTGCGATTTCCTCGATTTGCTTTTCTACAGCGTCGTTCCGGTCCCGGTCGTACTCAAGGTATGTCTCGAGCCTTTGCTCGAGCTTTATCATGCGCTCAAGGATATCGACGTGCGAGATATTCGGAGCGGTCCCGTATCCATCGATAGTTTTAAAGGGCCTCTCTGAACTCATTAATTAGCTCCGCAAATGACTTTTGAGCCTGTGAAAGTTCAGCAGATGCGCGTTGTTCATCGTTTTTTAGCTTTGCTGCGCGCTCTTGCACAAGCTCATACTGACGCCTAGCAGCCTTCACTTCTCGTGTTGCCTGACGAAGGTCGCGCAGTATGTCGCCCTCCTCTCGGTTGCTCATCACGAATACTCCTCGATGATTATGATGCCGCTAACTCCGCCGCCTCCTGCTCTGGCACCCTGGCTAGGGGCGTTGGTAGCTCCACCCCCGCCAGAGCCTGGGGCTTTTCCGTTGCCGCCAATAGAGTTTTCTCCGGCTTGGCCGCCCGGCCCCAGCGCAGATGCAGCGCCAAACCCTGACGCGAGGTAGATGCCGCCTGAAACAAATCCAGTAAACCCTCTTGCGCCATTTATAGTGATAGCGCCAGCTGGGGCAGTTGGAAAACCGCCGCCATCTCCGCCAATTCGTCTGATGCTGCCGGAGCCAGCGGAGCCTACCTCCCCTCCAAGCCCCGGAGGACAAGTAAAGGTATTCGTGCCATCAGCAGCAGTTGACGTCCCCCCGTCTCCCCCATCGGAGTTAGTAGCTCCAGTGCCTCCAGCGCCGACTGTGTACGTAAGAGTAGCGGCTGGCTTTGCGCCATACCATTCAACGTAACTACCGCCGCCGCCGCCACTGCCTTCGGCGTTTTGCCCGCTTCCAGTGGCCTGCGTTCCACCGCCGGCGGCGCCGCCGCCAACAATTCTGATGAGGTAGTTGGCGCAATTAGCATCGAATGTGTGCGTGCCGGACGCAGCAGCATCGTACACAGTGCGCTGTAGGAGGCGGCCGTTACCAGCGACGTTTCCTAGAAAATTACCTTTGGTGATCCCAATCTCATCTGTGCCGTTGGACACGCGGATAAGGTCAGACGTTGCAGCAGTAGAAGTCGCCGATAAGTCTGCGATTGGCGTATACACATCGGATTCAGGTACTGGCGCCAACATTTGAAATACGTCATTTGTGGGGTCGTACGCAAGGCACAGAACATCAGCAGTTGCAAAGTCACCAGACTCAAGATCTCGGTTTGAGCCGTATTTCTTAATGGTTCTCGCGCCGGTCCCATTTACGTTGAACGTCGAAGTCCCTGAGCAAGCTTGATGCGCGCGGACGCAAAATGCATCTCCGGCGGCATACGCGCCTATAGTTGCGGCAAATGTTGCCGCGAACGCGCCCCCAGTACCTCCAGTGGTTTCTTCGCTCGGGGTTGCATACCTCCACCACCGCTTAACGGCGGCCATAGTCTCACGCCCCCAGTTGTTGACCTGGGACGGAAACCAGCCTTCCGGCGCACCGTTGGGCACCGTCTGATTGTTGTTGGCCGCAGTGACCGACCAGTCTGAACTTCGAATGTCGCTCATTGATTTCCCTCCGTGAGCATTCCAGCGCGTGCTGCTGTCTGCATCATAGGCAGCCTACCAAGTATGTCCCCAACAGCTCGCTGAGCGGAGCCGGCCCCAGACATAATCTGCTGTCCAGGCGCGCCAAGAAGCCCTCCGCGCAGCACGTGAGAGCCAGCAAGCAGCCCGCCGGCACCACCAAGGAACCCAAGCATCGGGCTCTGCTCTTGCTGTTCTGCTCCGACTGCTCCCAGCCCACCCGCGATGCCGGCCGGGATAGCGAACCTGACATTGGCGGGGTCGAAGACATTGTAAGTCGCGTTCGAACGCATATGGTTCGGCATCCGCTCAAATGCCTCCTGGATAACTCCTAGCGGGCTGTCAAGGTCTTTCTGTATCCCACGACGCTGCATACTCGTGATGAGCCTACTGACGCTCAAAGAGCCGTCCGGGTTCAGTGCGTTCTCGATATCGTTTGCTCGAGCATACGTCTTTCGGGCATTGACGAATTTCTGGAATACATCGCTCTTGCCTGCACGCGCGAGGTTCCTCTCGATGAGTCCTTCGGCTGTCTCGGCCATGTCCCTCTCGTACTGGCCAAGCTCTATCCTCTTGGGGTCGCCAGAGCGAATATTCACGCCGGCATCTCGACGGAGCCTCTTAATTTTGTTCATCAGAGTTTCCGTGTTGAAAGAGTCGCGGACAGCGCCTTTGTAGCGAGCCATCTCCTCCACGAGGTTTTCTACTTCCTTGATGGAGTCACTTGGAAACTCATCCACAAGCTGCCCATACGCCTGATTCACTGCGCCGATTTCATTGAAGAATTCGCTGTCAGTGGTAACCCTATTGCCGGCCTTCGCGACATCGTCGTATGCCGACCCGGCCTGATTCATGGCGCGCTGGACCGTAGACTGCGTCAGCACGTCGTCATCAGTGAGTCCGATGGCCTGCTTCGCGAGCCGTTCCGTTACGGGTCTGTTCATCACAGACGCCTGCCGTTGCATGCCCTGTCCGCCGAGAATGTCCTCAGCAGTCCGCAGCGGTCCTCTGATGTTTCGAGCGGAGGGCGGCAGATGGTAGCCCGCCTCGCGCAAGGCCCTGACGCCCTCGTCACTGCCTTTGTTGAGGGCCGCAGATAGGCCGCGGCCAGCCACAGGCAAAGCAGCCCCGAGAAGGCCCCCAGCAGCTCCTCTGGCGAGCCTTGACTCGTCCTCGGTAGTTCCGCTTAGCTGGGACAGAACGGCCCCCAGACCGGCCTGTTTGGCCGCTACAGAGCGAATTCCGCCAGACAGCCCCAGGCCGCCGGCGGGGGCGGTAATTGCCACGTTCCCGGCAAGGTTCCCAAGTATGCCAGCGCCGGTCCCCATGAGGTCTTCGTCCCGAGCCCTGGCCTGGGCCACGTCCTGCTCTGCGCGCTGGGCCCAGCCAAGCTCGCGCCCGGTAACGCCCTCAGCCACGTCTCCGGCAAGGTCTACTACGCCGCGCTTGGTATCCACGGCAGCCTTGCCGGCGCCGGCGAGAAAGTTCTGCAGGAACCCCTGCCCCTCGGCTGCGTTATAGTTCGGCTCTGCGGATGCGTCGTAGACGAGCCTGTCGCCGCGATATACGCTTCCGTCCTCAGCTCTGCGGACTCCTGCCGGGAAGCGCTCGCGGATTATTCGAGCAAGCCGCTTGGCCTCCTCCTCCCGTCCTTGAGCAACAAGCTCTCGAGCTTTCGCAACCATTTGAGATTTGCTATACGCCATAGTTATTCACCTAGCAGGCTATTGAGGAACGCATCATCATCGCTCTGGGGGGCCTGCTGCTGGTTCGGTATAATAGTGAGCCTTCCGCCTCCAGGGCCTCGACGACTTTGCGAAAGATCGTTCACTCCCGCCTCAACACGGTCCATGATGTCCTCGTAGTCCTCGAGCACCCTCTTTAGGTTGCCGCGGTAGTTTCTGGCGGTCGGGTCGAGGCGAGAAACTCGGTTCTGCAGTCTCTCGATTTCAGGCCAAGTAACCTGACCAAGCCCGGATGCGCCGTTCTGCGCGGCGCGCTTCAAGCGCTCCAAAGACCCAAGGAACTGATTCGACTGCAACGTCATGTTGATATTCGCCAGTTCCTGCTGAGGCATGAAAGGCACGCGCTCAAATACTATTTGGCCGACGCCCTCCACCAAGTTCTCCGGAGCGATTTCTGCGGCACGCGCTATCTGGTCCTTAAACCTTCCGTAGTTCGACTGTATGTCCTCAAGCTGCGACTTAGCGCTGTCGTACTTGCTCCAAAGGTCAGCGTCGTATTGAGCCGCCTGCTTAGCCATTTCAGAACCGTACACATTCTCGCCGACCTGACTAGTAGTGATTGGCCGGAAATCTTTAGGAACCGGTTCATTGGTGAGGGCATTCTCGAACCTGCCGGTTTTCATGTTCATTACGCCCTCGACAACCTGAGAGGTATTGTTCGGGTTTACGAACGTCGTAGTAGCGCCAGAGTATTCCTTTCCTGCCCCGGCGCCGTTTCGCGCAGCATACATGCCAGCAACTTCAATCTGGTTTTGCCGGCTAAGTTTTGCCTGCTCGTCCTGCTGCAGGGCCTTGACGGCCTGCATGCGCGTAGCTGCGTCAGGCGCAAACTCTACGGCGCGCTCAAGGTACTGGCGATAGCTGTCGGCTTCCTCTCGGGGCATGTTGGGGTTTGCAAGCATCTCGGGCACGCCCTGCGCCTTCGTCCCGGCAAGAGCCACGCCAAACTCCGCTTCGCGCTCGCGAGCCTTCTTTTCCTGATCGGCACGGCGCGCCATTTGCTCCATCAGTGCCTTCTGGTACTCTGCGTTCTGCTGCGCGCGCTGCTGCTGCATCTCAATCTGTTTTTGCTGCATTTCGCGTTGGCGCACTTGGTCGAGCGCGGTCCCGGCAGCGCCGAAGTAGTCAGCCACGCCCTGCGACATCGGGCGACGGCGGTTCTCCGACAGGATTGCTAGCCCAGTGTTGAACATCGGATTGGTGGGTAGCCCCCGCATCAACTCGTCGAAACTCATTTGAACAGTCCTCCAAGTACTGCGCCGCCGATAGCGCCCGGGACACCGCCGATAGACCCAATCTTAGAGCCCAACGAGTGTCCCATCATGGCGCCACCGGCCATGCCAGCCAGCGGGCTGCCGCCGGTCATCGGTTCCTGTGTAGTCGCAGACCCGGCACCGCCAGAGCCTGCCGCGCCGGCAGACACGCGCCTGATGTAATCGTCGAGGCGGTCCTGCGGCACCTGCTGAAGCTCCTGGAAACGCTGCATATCGCTGCCCAGCATCTGCCCGGCAAGGCCACGGACATTCTCGCCAACACCCTCGAGCATGGCGATGTCCTTGTAGTCCTCGCCCGCTATCATCGGCGCAAGCCCGGCCGCTTGCATCTGTCTGGCGCGTTCCTGCTGGTAGTTCTGGCCGTACATGTTGGTGGCCATGCCCTCAAGCGACCGACCAAGCTGGTCCATGGCCGAGTCGCGGGTGGCCGCCTGCAGGCCGCCGCCATACCGACCGCTGCCAGCGAACTTAGCATCGATGCCCGGCATCACTCCCTCGCGGAAGTTTCTCGTAACAGCGCTAGCTGCGCGGTCGTACATACCATCCAGGTACGGATTAGAGTTCAGAAAATCGCCGGACGCGGTCTGCGCCAAGTTCTGGCCGGCCGCTTGTACTGCGGGGTTGCCTCCGAGTGCGCGCGCTTCCGCAAGCTGAAATGCCTGGTTCTGCTGCGGCGATAAACCCACAAACCGGTCATTGCCGTAAGGCTGCGCAACTCGGTTCTGTGTGTAGTATTCGTTCGCCCGGTTGTAGACGTTCTGCATGGCTGCGCCAGTCGGCGCCCAGGGCGTGTTGTCTACCTTTTGGGTAACCTCCTGGCTACCGCCTCCTTTTCCGCCACCCATTTATAGCTCCTTCACGTATACCGTGTATTGTTTCCGGTAGCCCATGGGCTTACCGATTCGTTCCCAGCCGGGGCGCCCGATGCCTTCGATGTACTCGCATCCCTGCTCTCGCGCCCACTCTTCAATCTCATCCTGAACATCCTCGAACCACCCATTCTCTCCGAGTGCTCCTCGTCCGGCGGTCACAAAATCGACAAGCGCCTTGCGGCGCGGGTACTGTTGCATTCTCGTTAGCTTCACTCCAATCGGCTGCTGCTCGTCCTTGTCCATCACGAGCCACATCTGTATGTCGCCTCTAGCCAGGCGGTCTACGAGGTCCCATTCATCAGACTCGCCCATGCCGTGCTCTTGCGCCTCCAGCACTAACTCACGAATGTCGCGCCAGCACTGGATGGTGAGTTCCGGCGGTACCAGCCAGACGCATGAAAGCTCGGGGCCCTGCTCCACGTAGTCAGTCATCGCGATTGCACCGGCGCGCCGTAGATGGTCCAGGTGACGCCGCTGTTGTCGGCACCGATCCCGAGGACGTCGCCCTTCTCGAACACGTAGCCCTGTCCAGCGTACTGCGTACCCTTAATAAGTTCGTCATCGCTATTGATGTTGGAGTTCCAGATGATGGCTTGGTTTTCAGTCAAGGGAGCAGTTCCGTTCTCCCCTCTACGGCTATGGTAAAAGTAGATGCGCCGCCCTCCACCTGACGTGTTGCAAGCAACCAGACGAGTAATTTCAAATCGGTTGTCGAACACGACTGCAGTAAATGCCGTAGTGCCGGCGGTGCCTTGAAATAACCTAGTTGCCGCGCCGAATCGGGCGAAACCCGAGCGGTCTGTCGTCGCCATTTACTTTCTCCCTGTCTGTTTGGCATCGAGGTCAATGCCGATAGCGTGGTCAAAGTCGCCTTCAGTTGTAACCTGCACGCGGTGATACCGGGCATCAATTCTGAAGTTTGCAATTCCAGTCTGGTCGTTTTGAGTTGACGTGCCGGACGTAGTTAGGTTTTCGTTGAGGCGGCTGCGGTGCCGGGTCGCAACGCGTAGCGTAGGGCTGTTTCCGGATACTAGAGGACGCACTCCACGAAGTATGGCGCGGCGGTCCTGTTCGTTGTACAGCTGCGCCTCAGCAGTCTCTACTACTGCCGGTAGAGAGGTCCCAGTGAAGGTTGCGCGCCGGTTTGAAGAGCTGTACGCAGCAAGCTGTGATGCGCCGCCCTTAAATAATTCCGAGTCCAGTGACTCAGAAAGCGTCTCCATAGTGTTCGTGCCGGACGTTGCATACGTGTCCAGCGACTCCATGGTCTGCGCCTGCCCAAGAGCGGTTACGAGGTACTCCGCATTGACGTTCGCGTACGACCAGCGCTTGTTTACCCAGTCGTATATGATGAGCGTGTCTGGGTTGCCGCCAGTGCTATTGGTGCTTGGGAAGCACCAAAACACATTCTTGTTGATGACGTCGTATGCCCCAGTCATTCGGTCGAGTTCAGCGCTCGAGACGTTATCGCGGAACCACTGGTCAACCTTGTTCTGCCCGATTGGGGTAAACTGCTCTCCATTGCGGATTTCGTAGAACCCGTCAGTCGCGAAGAACCACACGTAGTCACCGTGCTGGACCACTGAACGCTTTGCCGCGCATCCAATGTTTGGCAGCACCTCGTCGAAACGGAACACAGTCGGAGGCCCTTCGTAGCTTACCTTCCAGATAGAGCGTTCTTGAAATACGATCCCATACTCGCCTCCGACGAGCCCGGTGATTTCGCCGCCGCCGTTCTCCGAGCTTCCTTGCAGGTCCTGAAAGTCGGCTTGCGTGGCAAGGCCCGGCGTCCAGCTATCTCGGTTGTCGATAGCCGACCAACGCACTCTGTTTCGGACCTTATCTTCCGTTCCGATAGCTCCGGTGCTGCCAAGGAATACGAACTCACGCACAACGGCCACGAACTCTGCTGGCGGAGGGCTTCCTCCAAGGTCTACCGCCTCCGGCGTCGCGGTACCGATGTCTATGAACTGCGGCGTGTCGTTGCCGTTGACCGCGATGACGCCATTCCCCCACTTCGTGAAGCTCCACCCGACAGTGGTGGCCGAATACGTTGTAGATGTCTGTGAGATGTTGGTATGCACGCCGCCTGATAGAGAATAAAGCTTCGAAGCGTCGCCTACGATATTGAATGTAGTATCATCATTAGCGCGCACCGCAATTCCACCCTTGCACACGCTATCGATTGCGTCTGTGTCAGTCACAAGACGATTCAAAGGCAGATAGCCGCGCACATACGGGCGAACGTTCTTCGCCTCAGTAGCCCCCGGGTTGTTTAGCTCCGGAAGATCCGGCAGCCATTCTGCAAACTCAATCATTTAGTACTGTCCCAACATTCGAGCAATAGATGCGTCCAAAACGTCTTCTATCTGAACCTCCGGGAAATCCTGCCCCGGTGCAGGCAAAGCCCTGCGCTTGTTGATTGGAACTTGATCTAATACCTCTTGCGGCAAATCTGCGCTCTGAGCAACCATTCGTGATTCGTATTCCCCGGAAAGTCTCGGGTAGATAGCCATAGACATTTCCCTCGGAGTGCTTTCCCAAACTTCTCCGCCCGGACCAAAAACAGTGTTGAGAAGATTTTCTCGGCTTTTCGGCGCAGCTCTCATCACGTTTCGTTGAATCGCTCTCGGGTTTCCGCCAGACTGAAGCCCCTCTTTTTCCTGCATCCAATGCTGTATTTCGTGCAACAGCGTTCGCCTTGGGTCTTCGTCAAGGCCTGCGTCCGTTAGCCATATTTCGTCTGCGCCCTTAACTTTTCCGCCGCGCGCCATCTTGTCGCCCGCAATACCGGGCATGTACCCAAGCTTAATTTTCCTAGCTTCTGGGTACGCCTTGTACAACATAGGATGGTCGAAGACGTCTTCCAGGTTCGCATAAGCGACTCCGTCCGGGAACGCGTTTGGATTATCCAAAAGACTATACTGCAACCTTAAAAGAGCGTCATCGTTAAGCTTGGCATCAACGTCTGAAAACTCAAACCCGACTCTTCCAGGGTTTCCTGCGCGCTCTGTAAAAACCGGGTTTGGAAGTTCATCCTTCAATCTTCCGGCAACCTTTTCGTCAGCGACTAGCCCCCTCAAGCTCTTACGGGCACTAGCTGGGACCATGCCCGGAAGAATGCTGGCGCCAGTCATGAGATAGTTCGGTAAGGACCGTTGCTCTGGCTCGGTCATGTACATTTGAATGTCGCCAGCAATGCCCGCCAAGTCAGAGACAACCGGCGCCGGAAGCATCCCGATTCGCTGCAAGTTGTTGGAGTCGTCCCAAACCCCCTTAGCGAATTTGCCTCCGGCGCGGCCTATATCAGACCACGCGATGTTGTTCTCGGCACCACGGCCGCGACGCTTACGTTCTCGGGAGGCCATAGGTGCCACCCATCTGCGACAGCATGCGCTCAAGCTCGTCCTGAGCTTCGGGGTTGATGCCCGTGATGTTGGGCTGCATCCCTTGCGGCATATCCGGACGCACGGCTCCGGCACCCGGCACGTCCTGAGGGCCGATGCCGAGGCTCTTGAGGATTTCGTTGATGTCGTAGGCCTGCTGCTCAGTCATGTTGGCGAACGGGTTCTGCGTGCCCTGCATCTGTCGGCGTTGGCTCAGCGGCATGCGCTGGTTGTTCGCCAGCAGCTGCTGGCCCATCTTCATCATATCCATCAAGGGGTCCTCCGGTCGGTTCGTCCAAACAGCGGCGCCCTCGGCCGCTCGTGGTTTCTGAAGTACTTGCTGGCCTGCCATGCCTGCTCTGTGTACAGGTTCCGGTAGTACTGCGCTTCCTCAGGGTCTTTTGTATAGACGCTGAGGTGGTACAGCGTGCCATACAGATAGCAATTCGGGAACTTCTGCAGAATCGTGTTAGACGCCGGCGTTGGGTCGTCCAGAGCCGCTTGCAGCGGGAAATACCAAATGACAAGCTGATACGTCGAGTCCGCAGGCTTGTCGAAAATAATCCTCTCGTCAACGATGCTGTAGAAACTCGGCTTTCCCTTCCCGGACTCTGACCACAGATTCAACTGGTCCGGAACCACATACTGCAAAGGCCTGCGCTTTCCGCTATCAACAATGGTGACGCTCACCAGCTGCGAGAACTGGAAAGCGCTCTGTAAGTCAACTTCGTCACTGTCGACTGTTGTAGTGAGCGTGTCGTCGATGTCAGTCTGCGTGAACACGCCGCCTAGCGACCCCGTGGCCGGGGGCGCGGGCCGATTGTTGAACATCATCGCCTCGGTCAGGTCGATGAACTCCTCGATTCTGTCATCAACGATGTCAGTACGGGCGGACCAGTTTCTTACGGCTGTCACTAGCTCGTTGTAGTTGGTGATGGCCATAGGCCTCAATCTCCTCCCAAAGCTCCTTCAGTCGGCGCGGAACATCGACGCCGGTGGCCGCAGTTCTGCCGTGGTCAAACTCATAGTCGCTGACGATACCCAAAGTGTCGTCGATGTGCGCAACTGTCAGCCATTCATCAAAAACAAAGACAGGGAACGGGTCCTTTTCCAGTCGCTTGAGCAGAAGCTCGTAAAACTCAGTCAGCTGCTCCGTTGCGTTAAACCCCTGTCGCTCCATGTACGACTCAAGCACGAGCCCCGGCTCCCTGACAATCCCCACCGGCTTTAGGCCCCACGCATCAATGAACTTAATGGACTGGTTCGGAATCTTCAGCGCGAACGGCTCCGGGAACCGGTGCAGAAGCGACTGCGCGCGCTTTTTGAAATCTTCCGTAATCTTGATGGGGCCCGTGGCGCGGGCATCGCCAAGCTGGCGCTCAGCCTCCTTTTCCTGCAGCGTCCGACACGGAACGTCTTCGTGCTTAGCGTAAGGAAGGAAGAGCCCGCGACCGGGCGACATCGGTGAGTTTTTCGTTGTCAGGGTGTACCCTGCATGGACGAGGAGGTCAGCAAGAAAGCTACTACCGCTGCGCCCAGGGCTTACGATGTAAAGGTTGTCGTACTCCAAGTCGAAGTTGGGGGTAGTCAAGATGCTGCTCCTTCTGCCCATTTCAGTGGGCCTTTCTTATGATGCCCGAACCCAAGCCGGTCGAATACGTTTTCCATCGGCTTTGCCCCGGGGGTGAGGTTTATTACGCTACAGTTCTGCAGCAGGACCTTCCCTTGTATGTACGCGTCGTGCTGCTCTGGCTCGTGCAGTACATCCTTACCGTGGTACATGCGCTTCATCTCTGCCACGAATTTCACGTTGTCTCCGTGGGCCTTGTTGTAGACCACAAAAGAACTGCAGGGATGGTAGTCCTGGCGCATCATCAAAGCGCAGTAGTGGTCGCCGACCATGCGCTCCACGTAAGGCTCCTTGAGCGGCGCATGAATGACTACGTCGGAGTCCATCCAGCACACGATGTCCTTGTCCTTGGCCGATAGCGCGTCAATGATGGCAAAGGCCTTCCAGGCGAACCGACCCGCGTCCAAGCGCCAATCAGCGCTTCTTGGGTAGTTGCTCAGAAGCTTGGACATCTCCACATCCCATATTGGCTTGTACTCATCGACGGGGAGTTTATCTTCCGAGTAAATTGTCAACGGAAAGTTGACATATTTGCGGTAAGAATCAAGAAACTCCTTACCGTAAACATCGTACCCGGCTTGAGACATCGAAGTAATTACGCGAACACTCATGTCAGTTATGCCCATCAAGCGAAGTCAGAACCTTGTTGACGTGGACGCTCTGCCCCATCAACTCGAGCCACGAGACGGTGAAGTTCATCTCGCGAAGCTCGTCGTGCCACTTGTCATATCCGCCGAGGTTTCGCACTTCAGGCCAACACGGTGTACCGCAGGTGTAATGCAAGAGCTTGGGGTTACTTGGAGGTTGTTCGTACCCCACGACGTGATGCCACTCAGGAGGAAGATTTCCAATATTAGCAGCCCAAGCAAAATCGAACATCTGATTGGCATCGTCATCGACATACTCCGGCGTCAGTCGCTTGCAGTTCTCGTTGTTGAATACCATAACAGCTGGCCACTCGAAGCGCGGGGCGCTCGTAGCGACGAGCACGTCTGAGTCAGGCTGGTCCTTGGCGAGTGTTTCGAGTTCGCAGATGTCGCCATCCACGAGCATGTCTGCATCAAGAAAAACGCCAACGCCTTGGTACTCGCACAGGTGGGGCACCAGAAACCGAGTAAACGTAAATTCCGTCAGGCCGCGTCTCTGAATAGGCAGTTGGTTCAGGCGGAGGAACGTGATGCTCACCGGCTTCGACGCCCTCTCTTGAATGCTGTGGGCCAGCACAAACGCTGGAATCTTCTGGCGTGGGTCCATCCCGATGAAGACCTTCATCATTCTTCTCCTTCTGCACGTACTTCCTCCGTCAATCGCGCGATTCGGTCTTCTCCGCGCCAGAGCGTCACCGTGTCCCAACAAGGTGAGACGGTTCCTGTGATGCCCTCGTGGAAGTGCGGCTGCTCGTGTACGAGCACGTCTGCCTTCTGCCCAAGGCCGCCGGCAATGTGGTACGCAGTGGTCGGCACACACACGATGCGGTCTAGGCAGGACTGCAGCGCCACGAAGTCATCGAGGTCCTCGGTGCGGTTTGCCCATGACCAGTCGTGAATTTCGATGCCAGTCAGCATCTGAAACTCCTCAAGCTCGGGCAGGTGGTCTTTCTGGTGCTGCAGGGAGACCAGCATGTACCCCTTCTCCTGAAGCGCTTCGAGAAGCGGCTGCAGCGACTCAAGCGACAGGTTCCGGGTCCGATTGCCAAAGCTCGAGTGCAATCCCCCGGTCCAGCCGATGCCAACCGCCTTATCGAACCCGCGGTCCCGCTTCAGGTGCTCGATGAGTGACTTCCACTGTACGCTCTTTGCGTAGTGCGGCTCGAGAAATGCGTCGCTGGCGTAACGGTTTCCGTCCGGTATGTCGATAAAACGCAGCGCGCTCGCCATGATAGTCTGGTAGTCAGAGCCCGGCACGAAGGTGGTCGGCGTCTCGAACTGCTGCCCGTACACCTCAGCCTTCGGGAATGCGCGAGCAACCACCTCCGCAATCTTCGGGTGGCAGTTAATCTGCGCGATGCGGTCCTCGAAGTGCGTCTTCAGAATTCCGAGGTAGGCCAGTTGGTCGCCCAGGCCCTGTTCGCCGTACACCAGCAGGTCGCCTTCCTCCTCGCCTTCCCAGTTCGGCAGACCGTAGTCGTGCGCGTCACGCCAGCGCATGTGGCCGACGCCGCGATGGTAGTCGGTCCAGCCTTTCGACCACTCACGGCGCTGCAGGTGGACAAACGCCCGCGCGATGTACGACTGCACAGCGTCAGAACGCAGGATGGCCTGATTCGCATACTCCATCGTCTTATCGAAGTCGTATGCGTTAACGTAAGCATGCGCCAGAGCGTCCAGCACCTTCGGGTGTCCCGGCTCGTAGCTCTTGGCGATCTCGAGCGCCTTGATGGCCTGCTCGGGCCGCTGCATGGCCGCCTCGACGGTACCCAGCAACATCCATGCGCGCCAGTTTTCAGGGTCCAGATGGACTACCTTCTGCATGATAGCCAGCGCCACGCCGTAGGCATGGGCTCGCATTAGCAGCTGCGCCATGATCGCCATTGCGTCAACATCATCCGGGTTCTTGTTGAGCATGCCGTCCAGCATCTGGCCTGCTTTTTCTTCTTGCCCAGCGTTAAGGTAGGTCATTACTTGTTCTATAGTCATAGCCTAGCGTTTCCTGTCCTGAAGGGTTTCATTTCGCTCTTGTTGAGTTCTTTTTTTATTTCCTTGCCGCTGTTGCGGCCAAACACGTCGATGCCCTTGCGCATCCAGTCCATGATTACCGAGTTCGGGACCGTCGCTACGTGCATGAAGCTATTCTGGATGCCCTCGCGCTCGTAGGAGTTAAGGCGCCCCTTGCCGTGGAACCGGTTGCGCATTTGCTTGAGTTCCTCGGCATAGGGGCGAAGGTCCTGAACTTCTTCGATGTACGTCATGTCCTTTTCAGAATCATAGTGGTGGTAGACCGCTGTCCTGGTCTCCACATCGTAATCGAGAAGTCTTCGAGTCATTATTTGTGCCTTTTCGAGTTCTTGCTGAACGTGTGGTTAGCCGGAATCTTTGGCTTCTTCGTCGAAAAGTTATTCGCGTCCTTCAGCTTCGGCGGCTTACCTTCATTGCGGTGCGAATGCTTGATGGTTTTCATGTCGTCCTCACTTCATAAGCTTGTTGAGGCAGCCCTTCATGTCGCCCTTGTAGTAGGACGCAGGCTTGGGGCCATACGGGTTTTTCTCCCGGTAATTCGGTGCGGCCGGCTTGCCCTTGCCATTGTAGGCAGCTCCGCTGACTTTCTTGCCTTTCATTCTCTCCTCCTAAAAAGGGGCGGGGCCGAAGCCCCACCCAACCTACCCACGCTAGGGATTAGGACGTGGTGGTCGTGTAGACCTTACCACTAGACGAAGGATTCTTGGCTTCGAGCGTGTACTCTGCCAGAATCATACGACGGTCCGAGTCACCCGTTTTCGCAAGGTCTTCCTGCTGAATCGGGCGGAGATAGGCAATTGCCCAGTACTCCATATCGAGAGCGTACACGTTGTTGTTCGGCATAAACCGGTTTGCAACAATCGCGTGCTGGCCAAAGTCGCTGATGTAGACATCAGCGGCACCAACAATCGAGCCGGGGCGGAGTGCGCCGTTCGGCTGTACGTCACGATACTGAGTACCGATGCCCGTGAAGCTAGAGTTTGCCACCTTGTTGAAGCGGCCAAGCATAATCACGGACGGGTCACCACCTTCGTCCCAGCACTGGCCGATGACGTTGTTAAGGTCCGCGGAGACATAGGCTCCTGCAGTCCCTGCGGTCGGTGCGGTCGTCGGTGCGCCGGAGGTGACAGTCGGAGTAGTAGCGCCCGTGCCTTTCGCGACCTGGTTCTGCCAAAGGAACGTTGCGATACCAGCAGCAACGCGAGCAGAAGCAGCGGCGCCAGCCGTTGCGGCCTGCAGGCCCGTCACCGTAGACTCGATGTCGCGCTTCAGTTCGCGGCCACGCTTGGCAATCTGATACGACAGTTCGTCACGGCGACCTGCGGTATCCACTGCGCGGAGCGTACCGGTCACACGCGGCACCTTCGTCGAGATCTGAGTGTAGTTACCCAGACGGACGGTCGGCGTTGCCGTATCACCAGTGTAGTCATCACCTTCCACCTGCGCGTTGCCGGAGGTGGCGCCTGCGAGAACGTCAGTCTGCCATTCGTGAAAAACGGCAGTTGCACGAGTACGTGCAGCGTTGCTCATGAACGGGGTGTCCATGGGCGAGATGTCGTAGATAATGTCCGCAAGGTCTTCTCGCTCACCTACTGCGGCATATCCCGTAAATGTACCTGCGGGTACAGACATGGTTTTTTCCTCTTGTTACAGGATTTGCTGGATTGCAGCAACCGCATCATCGACCTTGCCAGACTTCTTCAGTTTGGCTCGAGTCGTCTGCTTCTGCTGCGCGGCAAGCTGACCTCGGCCTTTACGGGAGCCTGGCTTACTCAGCTTCTTCCCGTTAAGTGTACGAACCAGCTTTTTCGATTCGGCCGTCCCCTTCTTCTGCATCTCGTCGAACTGCCGCGCCTTGTCGATGAGGACAAAGGCTCGGTGGTCCATGATGCTGTCAACAAAGTTCTGGTCGAATCCTTGGTCCACTAGGTACTGGCCAATTTGCTGTGCTCCAGAAGCGGCCTTTTCCTGAGTGTCCCAATTCATGGCGCGGTGCAGTTTCTGAGTCTCCTCCTGAATCCGTGCCATACGATACTGCTCAACCTGCTGCGCCTGTTCCTGCTGGCGCAGCGTCAGATGCTCGGCCACTTGGTCGCGCACCTGCTGAATCTCTTTACGACGCTGGTCAAACTGCTCCTTGAGTCGAGCCGCCTGATAAGGGTCTACCTTAGCGTACTCATCAAGGCCCGCAGCCTTTTCGTCAGCGTCCAGATATTGCAATGCCTGCTTCGTGTATGCGTTGATGGCCTCAGCCTCAGCCTGCACCTGATGTGCCTGCTGCTGGGCCCACTCACGAAACTGATTAGCGGTCTGCTCGAACGTCTCCCGTTCCTTAACGTAGTCCTGCGCCTGCTGCCGAAAGTCCTTCAACTCCCCGATGCTAACCTCATCTTCTCCTTCGGGCGTTGTCAGCTTGACTTTCAGGTTGTACAGGTCGGCGGGGTCTACGTCGATCTCTTCTGCGAGTTCCGTCAGGTACGCGAGCGCTTCCTCCTGCTCCTCAGTTAGCTCTCCCTCGTTGCTTTCGTGTTCCTCGCTTTCATCTGCGCGCTCCGAATCGCTAGATTCGTTATCGCCCAGCTGCTCAGGTTCATCGCCTCCATCAGCTCGCTCTCGGCTTCCTTCTTCGTCCGGAGCAGTTCTTCGAGTGTTGGAATCTTCGCCGGAATCAACGGGCCCATTATCACTTTCCTCGTTGGACAGAAAAGCGGCCAGCCGGTCTTCCACCGGCGGCTTCTGCTGCTCTACAATCTGTACTGGCTGCGGTGCCGGTTGGTTATTTTCTTCGCTCATTCTCTCTGGCCTCCTTGGCCTGAATCTCTTCGAGAGTTACCTCTGCTAGTTTTCCGGTTTGCACAAGCCTTTCGAAATGCCTAAAGAAAGCCTTGCACGCTCTGCGCTCGTGATAGATGTCTCGCAACTCCTCGTCGGAGACTCTCTGGTCAAGCTTGCGCTCGTAGTTGGCCATTAGCGCCTCTCGCGCCTCGACTACCAACTCGTCCTCAAGTACTCGCTTTGCCTTGTTTGCTCGCGCAATTTCGGCACTTGCGACTTCTTTATTCGTCGGACGATTCTTCATTGCGTGGGGCCTCTTGTTTTACCATGTCGTGGGCTGCTTGGAATTCCACTATATCTTCCTGCGATTCCATCTTCGCAATCTCTATAGCGGCCTTCAGCTGCGCCTCGTAGTATTTGAGCTTACGGTCAAGCTCGCTCTGTACTACCTCCATTTCGCGCTCAAGGCCAGCAACGGCGTACTCACGAGCAGCCTTCTCGGCGTCCGTCTCCGCCTTGGCGATGTCCGCCTGCGCTTTCATCTGCGCGACCTGCGTCTTCAGCTGTTCCTGACGAAGCTTGTACTCGTTCTCAGCCTGCTTCATGCTGGTCTCAATCTGGAACTTGGCCTGCTCGGCCTGAGCGTTCAGCATGGTTGCCTGCGCTTTAGCGGTGAGTTCACCTGCCTGGGCCTGCAGCAGCTGCAGCTGCGCCTGCATCATAGGGTCGGGCTGAGGGGGCGGCGGCTGGAACTTGGCCGGGTCCTCCCAGTACAGAGACGGTTCCAGGTCCATAGCCTTCGTCCAGTCCTTCAGCGCCTGGTAGCCCTTCATCACACTGAATACCTGTCCAGGGGGCGTGCGCTCTGCCACGGCCAGCTGCTTTTCCATCAGGCTCTCGAGCGACATAATCTTCTTCTCTCGGCTCGCGTTGCCGACCCCTACGCGCACCTTCACATCAGCGCGTTCTTTCCAGTCAGCCGGGTTCGTCTGCAGGTATTCGCCGTTCAGCTTGATAGTCAGCTTCCGGTCTACATGTTTCCGGAGAAGCTCGTGCATGTGGTAGAACAGCGGCCGCAGCATGAGTTCGGCGTAGTTTCGGGCGATGGTCTCAATCTTGGCCGCTGCCTTGTCGTGGGCCAGCGCGTACACACCGGTCTTAATGTTGGCCAGCGCAGCCGAGTCCAGCGTCATTGCGTCCTCGCCGGCGCCAGTGCGGCGGTTCTTGAGTTCGTCCATGTACTGCATCACTTCGAACGTCCCCAGAGGCAATGCGTTGGCCGGAAGCTGCTGTACGACCTGCTGCGGGTTAATCTGGCCCGAGTCGTCCTCGAATCGCACAATCTGGTCCGGGCGGCTGGTCAGCAGGTCATCGATGTCGATGAATGAGGTGTTGACCACGGTGCGTCCGTTGTTGGCGATGTATGCATTGTCGAGAACGCCCCTGAGGAGCGCTGTGTTGGCCGCTTGGATGTCCATGACGGCATCGGTAAGGGCCAGCCCGTAAAACTTGTGAGGGAGGATTATGGGCGCCCATGAGTGGAACGGGAGGCGGTCTATCTCTTCCACGTCCATCAGGGTCGAGCCCATGTCCTCGTCAGTGCCGCCGGCCGACGTCACCTTCAGCAGCTCTGCGATGCCGTCACCATCCCTGTCCAGCCGGCCGTAGGCCTCGGTCACCCAGATGCGGCGCATCGACCAGTGCGGCGCATCACCCAGCTGGTTAGTCTCGTTGCTATAGTTCCGGCGCGCCAGCTCCTCCTCATCGTAGACAGTGTCGTCATACGGCAGGGTCTCGATGAATTCCGGCTCGTAACCCATGTCCACCAGCTTCCACGCCGGTATGAGGCGCTTTGACCAGATGAATTCCTGTTCCTGAGCTAGTGGGCTTCTTGAGTCGTCGTTCACGCCCATCTCTTCGGGCGGCACAGGCACTATACGGATCTGACCCTTGTCCCACGTGGTCGTGAACGTGATGTCGAGTGTTCCGTCAGGGTTCTGCTCGAACTCCTTCACCTCGCGCTCTGCATCTTCATCCTGCAGCAGCGACGCAAGCTCGACGGGCGTTAGTCCAGTGTAGCTTTCCTTCTCGATGCTTTCGCTGTCGTCGTACCACATCTGCAGCAGGCCGGTCTTTGTCAGCAGGCCATCCTTTGCGGATGCGTACAGGTTGTAGTAGCCGTTGTTCTGCTCGAAGAACACGTGCCGGCAAAGTTCAGTCTCGATGGCCGCCTGCTGCTCGTCCTCCGGGCCCACCGGCTCGAATGTGATGACATTGTCTTCAGCACAGAAGATACGCATCAGGGCCGGCATCACCGACTCGACGATGTCGTAGACCTCACGTGTCTGCAGCGAGGAGCGGCCCTCGGATTCGTCGCCGAGCGGCTCGCCTAGATAGCGCTCGAGCGCCTCGGACCGCTCGCTAGCAAGGTCCGACAGAGATTCGGCCGAATACGCAGACGTTTCCTGCTTGAACAGCGAAAATACCTGTTCATCACTTAGTTCTCTGTCGTCCACGGCCATTGCCGGACCTCCGTTCTTTCTTTAGCGTGGACACTTCGTCGCTCAGAGTAATGACAAGGTTTTCTAGCACCGATATTCGATGCCGAAGCTCGTCAACGCCCTGAGCGCTCAGCTTAATTGCTCTTACTTGGCGTGAGTCCATTAATATTTTCCGCTAGTGGGATTGTTCATGCCCAGCGCCCAGTTGCCGATCACCGGGTCTACGTAGCCCGGCTGCCCAGCTTGAGGGCGCTGCACTTCCGGGTTCTGGCGGTAGTAGAGTTCGCGCAGGTGCGCCGGCATCTTGCCCGGGTCGTACCCGGTCGCCCAGGGAGAGCCCTCACCACCAGTAGGGGTTGGCGACTGCGCCGGCGCAGGTGCCGGCGGCGGCGCCGGGGGCGTGAATGGCGCTTGAGGCGCCGGGTTGATGCTGGCATTGCCCACAGCGCCCGGCATCAGGTGCTGGTTTCGGAAGTTAGCCCACGGCACCATATCCATCGCCTGCTGGGTGTAAATGCCCCGACCGCCCTCGTTCACGGCTGCGCGGTCGTTCCGGGCCTGCGATGCCATCAGCTGTCGAAGCTCTTCAAAGTTCACAGGAATTTCCTCTTATACTCAATTGGTCGTGGCTTGCCCCTGCGTTTGCCCCGAGCAATGCCGAAGGTCAGCAGGAATGCGTCTGCGAGGTCGGGCGAGGCCTCCCCGCGTCGTTTCATCTCTTCTTTCGACTCCACCTTCACCTTTCCGGCCGGCAGAATCTCGTATTTCTGGTTCGTAAGCTCAGCGATGAGCGTGTCAAGTGTCTTCTGGTCAGCAGGGCTTAGCGCAGCTCGTTCTGGGAGGACGCACTGCATGTCTTCGAACCATTCTCGCCCCTTGAACCATATTTCATCTCGTAGTCGAGCGTATTTCTGGACGTTTGCCGGTCTTTCAGAGACATTGATTCCGACAACAGGGAGTCCAAGCGACTTTGCTGAGTCGACAACTCCCGCACCGACACCGATGGAATCCACATAGATAACGTCTGGCTGAATCTTCCGCTTTTCGGCAAGGTCGTACTCCAATCGGAGCCATTCAGCAAGTTGTACGGTGTCCAGATTGCGCTTGTACTTGGGGACCTCGGGAAGATGGTTACCATGACGCTTGCAAAGGGCGCTTCTGTCATCACCGAAGCGGGCTGGGTCCATCCCCCATATGATGTCCCCAGCCTGTTTGCTATCGCGACCGAGCGAGGCCTCAACCCATTCGTAGGGAACAACCGCATCGTCGTCGGTTTTAGGAAATTCTCCGAGATAACGGACACGATAGATGTTAGACTCAGTGCCATATGCGGCCATCTCCTCTTGGTATTGTTCGGACACTCGGCTTGAGTCGGCGCATGAGACGTGAATCTGGTGGTAGAACTGGGCAACTGCCGGGTCCTTGTGCGTGCGCCAAAAATAACCCGACGTTTTCGTCGGGTTCCCGGCCAAAAGCACCTTAGCGTGGGGCGTGGAGAGAGCACCCTGCGCGACCTCATAAACCCTGTCATCAATACCAGAGGCTTCGTCCAGCAAGAACAGGAAGTTCTCGCCGTGGAAGCCCTGCAGCGCGTCCGGATTATTGCGATTCCCGGTCCGGAACGCGGCGAAACATTCGTGGGGGTCGGCCTTCAGCACCAGCTGGTGCTTAAACAGGTCAAATTCTTTGACCATCCACTTCGACCGACTCATCCATGCCCCGATTTCGGGCCTCAGCACGTCGTCCAGCTGGTGAGCGGACGGCGCTGAGATGGCCACCTTGCACGGAAAGTGGGTCGTCATGAACCAGAGGCAGATGAAGGCCTCCACGGCCGTCTTTCCGACCCCGTGGCCAGACCTGATGGAGACCTTGCCCCCTTCAGCCATGGCCCGGAGGGCCTCTTCCTGGAAGTCTTCCAGTTGGACTTCAGGCCAATTATCGTGGACGAATAGAACCGGGTCCCGTTTCCAGCGCCGTATACGCTCCACAGCGGCTTTTTTGTCCGCCATAGGTGGTTACCCCTTATTCGTCGTCTGCGTCGCTCTCAGAGCCGCTCCGTGCGTCTGAGGGGGTTTCCTCTTCCTGAGAGGCTGCCCGGATGGCGTCGGCGAAGGTGAGGCCCTCGTGCTTGACTTCTTTCCGCTCGACATGGCGTTCTCGCTGAAGCTCTGTGGAAAGGTGCTTCAGCACGGCCGTGGCGATTTGGTCCGGCAGCATGCCAGCGTTGTAGACCTTCACGAGTTCCTCGTGCGGGTCCATCCCCATGTCCTCCAGTACTTTCTCGATTTTGCGCATGTCGATTTTCTCAAATTCCCTTACAGCCCGCTTTTTCCGCTTCTCGACCTCGTCCCAACCGAGCATTGCGTTAATATAAGGCTGTAGTTTCATGTTCAGATTCCGTTAATTTTATTTTCAAATTTTTTGGGGCGGGGTATGTGACCAGGCCCCCGCACTCCCTGCTCGCCCAACTCCCCTCCCCCACCCCTACCCCCAAATCAAGGGCTTGGCGTACTATGCAAAAAGCGTGCCGGCTCCCTGCAGCCACCATGCAAGGTGCGTGCCAAGCGAGGCGGGGCGCGGCCTGCAGCGAAGCGGGAACCACCATGCATGCCACGTGCCAATGTTCGTAAGTGCCTGAATGCAAGAATCGCGCCAGCCCGCCGCGGCTGCGCCCTTGGCATGGTGCTTGCAATAAGGAACGCGCGGGCCCGGGCACGTTTCTTGCGGGCGGAGTTCCGGAGCGGTTTTGGCCGTAAGCAATGAGACGATATCATCTTGGCATGGAAATTGCAAGGGGCGCCGTCATATCCATATAACGTACCGCGCGCGTAACGCGAGACTTGACAGCCACGACGGACCACCTGGAATTCGAACCACGGTCAACGTAAACACGAGGCTAGGCACATGGACTACCAAACACTAGCGAACGACGCACAACGCTTGCACGAAGCGGAGTACAACGACTGCACCGTTATCAGCACCGCTGCCGCATTCGGCATCGACTATGCGGCGGCCCGCGATATCATGGCTAAAGGATGTGACCGCAAGCCGCGTAAAGGGCCAAGCTATAAGGCTTGGTTTTGGTTTTGGGCATGCGTATCACACAACACTGACGGGGCGATGGTTCAAACCTACATCATTCGCAGTGACGTACATCCAATCGAGGCCGTGAAGACCGGACAGGACGCTAGCATATGTGGCACGTGCCAGCATCGCGGCGATGGTACGGGCAAGGGCCGCAGCTGCTACGTGACACTTGCCCACGGTCCGCGCTCGGTCTACGACAAATACACTCGCGGCGGTTACCCGCGTGCATCCGCCAGCATCGCAATCAAGGCCCTTGGCGAGGGCCGCGCGGTCCGCCTCGGCACCTACGGCGACCCGGCAGCGGTCCCGGCGGCAGTGTGGGAATGCCTTGTAGCTGGCGCGGATAGCCATACCGGATACACTCACCAGCACGAAAACCCCGCGCTCAGCGCCGAGCAGCGCCGCCGCATCGCGTCACTGTGCATGCTGTCCGCCGACACGGCCCAACAGGCGGACGCGTACAACGCTCAGGGCTTCCGTACCTTCCGAGTGTCCGCCGACAGCATCAAGCGCCGTGGCGGGCAAAAAGCTCACGTGCGCGACGTGCAAGGCATGTGACGGCCTGTCGTCCGGGCGGCGCGGTTCGATTGTCATCCAGGCCCACGGCACGGGCGCGGCACACTTCGCGTAAGGGGTAACGCGGGGGCCCTTGACAGGGCTCCCGCCACCACCTACAATCCCTACACAGTCACCAAACACAGGACGTAGCGCTGGACCAGATCAACGGATATGAGGCGCGTCAGCGCTTCATCGAGATTTACAATCTCATCGACCGGTACCTTGACAACCAGAGGGCGGGGAGCTAAGCTCCCCTCACCTTCAACGGAAACAGGAGACGAGCCATGCAGACCAAGGACCAAAGCCGCGAGGCCATCACCGCTGAACTCAAGGCGGCTGAGCAGGAGCGCTACTGCGCGTACATGCTCGACCCCATGGGTAACACCTTCCGCAAATGGGACCAGCGGGCGCGGGAACTGAAAGAGCAACTGCGATTCATCGAGGAGGAGTAAACCATGGTTTACCGTTACCACCTATCAGTAAAGCCGGAAGCACTTGACGCACTGCAGGAAGCGCTCTCGTCCTACATCTCGGAGCTTTTTGCACGGCAGCAACAGGTACTTGACACTGAGGAGATTAACGGCAAGATAGAGGACCTCGACGATATTCTCGACGCGGTCACCTCACTTTCGAAACTCGAACAGGAGATGAATCCATGATTATCCTGGCAATACTGTTGTTCTTGCTGGTTTTCACTTTAACGTGGCTAACCATCGAGGGCTGGATCATCATAGCCAAGGAAGAAATTGAAAAACGCAAGGCACGGAAAGAGGAGAAGTAACATGGCAATCTTGGCGCGAGACATCGACACCGAGACCCGGGTCACCTTCCAGATAGTGGGTCCGAAAGAGATAGCGGGCCCGAAAGAGTACTTCGAGGTCTGCCTAGAGGTTCGGGACCCCATCAACGATATGTGGAACGTCTCCAAAGCGGTTCGCTGCACTTCCATGGCGGCGGCCGCCGAAGAATTCGATAATTTGTACGGACAGGGGCAATGGAACATAGCCGATGTCTACATTTCCGACAGCGAGAACGTTCACACCCTGTACGCCCGGGGCCGAGGAGTGAACCCGGAGTACATGCTGGAGACCGTATCCGCCAGCGACCGGATTATCAGCACCCGTCGCTTTGCGTCCTCGGTCCAGGCTGAGGAAGCAATGGAGCAACTACGGAGGAAGTGAGTCCCTCGTATTGGATTCTCCGTCCCTGTGCCAAACACGATAACGGGTCTCCAGGGTGACCGACCCTATACTAAGAAAGTATAGGGTCAGTCATCAGAGCCCGCGCCACACAAGGCTTTCAGAGGGGGCGACCAAAGCGACTCAGTCAAATCCGGGTCATTGCTTTGAAGGTAAGGATGGAGTTGAGATTTGAACGACGATAGCGTATCGTCTGATTGAACCCAAGGAGAAAAACCCGATGGCCAACAAAACCAAGTTCCCCGGCTACAATCAGTGGGACCAGGACATGGAAGACAACTTCCGAGAAGAAACGTTGCGTATGAACAACATGAGCGACTTCACCGCCGCTATGTACAGCCGCCACCTGTGGCGCACCGGGGATAAGCACGCGGTAGCAGCCGAGTACACTACCCGCAATGGAAGCAGGATCACGGCGCCGGCAATCAAATCCGATGAACTTGAGATTGGATATGGTGATTGCGGGCAGCGAGACTCGACTATGTTTGGAGCCGGGCCCGCCGCGGGTAATGGAGACGAAGAGAATGGATAAAATGCGTAGCGAAATGGACGATTCCTGGGGACCAACACCTCCTGACAAGGCGACTGGAATTGAGGAACCGTGGGAGTATTGCCAGCACTGGAGACGAGAGCAGCCGGAAGACTGGGAATACTGCCCCTTCGACCCGGAGGACATTTGGGAGAGAGGAGAATTTATCTAATGAGGCTCACTAAGTTTGACAGCATTCTATCCACGCACGGCACGCCCGAGGAGTACGACAGCGAGGCCTGCTACGTGGTCTTTGGCCACCACTTACGTGTCCCGGAAAAGGACCGTGCCCCGCTGTGGGCACCGGTAACCTTCACGGACAACCGCCGGCTGGACGAAAACGTCGAGAGCGTGCACGCGCTCGTGTTCGACTATGACCAGACAGGCGACCGCCCGACTGACCCATATGCGATACGGGAGCGCATGGACGAGCACGGCATCGAGGCCTACGTTTACTCAACGTTCTCCGCCACGAAGGAAAAGCCCAAGTTCCGCCTAGTGGTCCCGCTAGCCTACCCGGTGGACGTGTCATTGCACCGCAGCATGATGGAGGCCTTCTACGAGGACCTGCTGGGCTCTGACCCCAACATCGACGTGAGTTGCTTCAACCCGGGCCGCATCTACTACATGCCTAGCTGCCACTACAGCGACTATCCGGACAGCATCACGTATGCCGTGGACGCTGACCCGATAGACGCGTCCATGCTGGACCTGTCAAAGGCTCGGACTAGTGCGACGAGCACGGAACCGGCCGGCCGCAATGACAAGCTCAAGCAGATTGCCTACGCTGCCCTGAGCCGGGACCCGCAGCCGCCCATCACCGATATTGTCGGAGACCTTGTGCTCTATGACTTCGGGCGCCACGACCCGCCTCTGTTCGACGACCCGAGCGAGCCCCTCTACAAGAAAGGCGCTACACCCCATGACCGGGCATTGCGCTTTCTGAACAACGTGGCCCGCACGTGGCAACGTCGAGACGAGCGCGGCATGGTGGACAAGCGACCTGCTGAGGTGGCCCCGGACATTGTGGCCCAGATACCGACCGAGGAGGTGTCAACTTTCCTTGACAACCTGAAGCCGCCGACATATGTCGTCGACGGTATGTTCGCCAAGGGTTATGTGTACGCGGTGACCGGTCACCCGGGCTCGGGTAAGACCGTCATGGCCGTAGAGCTTGCGTTACAGGTAGCCATGGGCGATATGTTCCTGGGGCGTATGACAATGCCGGGCAGGGTCCTGTACCTTGCGGGCGAGAACCCAGACGACCTGCGCAAGCGGCTCAAGGCGGCAATGGACCAGCACCAGCTGCAGCCGGAAAATTTGACAAACCTCACCTTTGTGCCGAAAGCGTTCCCGCTGGGCCCGAACCTTCCGGTTATCCGTTCTCAGTTCGCGGATCACGTATGGGACCTTGTCATTGTGGACACTGACGTGGCCTACTACGGCGGTCAGGACGAGAACGACAACGTACAGCGGCGGGAGCATGCGGCCTACCTGCGCAGCCTGACCGAGCTTGAGGGGTCGCCGGCCGTGGTAGTCCTGTCCCATCCCAACAAGGGCGCGCGGGGCGACGCCATCGTGCCGCGAGGCGGAGGCTCGTTTCTCGGCGAGATTGACTGCGCTATTATCCTCGATGGTGATGAGAACGCATCGCAGATGAGGCCGCACCCTAGCAAGTATCGGGGTCTGCCGTTCACGCCGCGATTCTTTAAGTCTGAGGTGGCGACGCTTGAAGGAATGGTCAACAACATCACCGGCGAGGGTATGACTACCGTCGTATGCGTTGAGCTTGGCGAGACGGAGATGGAGACGCAGGAAAGCGTACAGCGCGAGCGCGAACAGTTTGTGTTGTGGGAGTATCACGAGAACAAGTCTATATCCCAGCGTGACCTATCTCGCCGAGCGAAGGAAAGGTGGGGTGAAGATGCAAAGTGCACGTCGCTTGCAGGGATTCAGCGTGTCATCGCCAAGCTCGAAGCGAAGGGGCACTTGACAGAGGGAACCGGGAAAGATAGACTTCTTTCACCAGCTGGCAGAAAGGCTGCCGGCATCAAGCAGGAGAAGGGCCATGAATGAACATGAGGAGCAAAGCGAAATCAATAAGCTTCGCGAAGAGAACCGGGTTCTTAGGCAGCTGCTCGATGAGATGGAGAGGGATATTGAGCAAGCCGTCGACGCCCTGAGGAATGACATTCACTCGCGTAAGGTCAGCACTGCGCTTTCAATCCTCGAAGATTTGGTGTAAGCTATGGGTGTTCGTATCCCAAGGAGAAATGAGATGAACTTTAACCCGAAGGACTTTTACTACAGCAGCAGTAAGCAGCGTTGGTTTTACATCCCGGGCATGCGTCGGTGCCACCTTGAAAATGCGCTCAAAAAGTATCTTAATGAGCACGCTGACGCAGTTCCGAGCGCTGACCAAATGCGCGTTGCATATGACCACCATCTTGAGCACAAGGTATGCGCCGACGTCGCCAAGGAAGCGACTAAGCACATCCGCGAAACTGATGAGTACGAGTACGAGGCGCGCATCCAGGGCCTTCAGCAACGCGTTAAGGATCTTGAGCAGGAGCGCGACCAGTTCGAACGGCGCGCCGAAGCGTTCATGGACGGCATTAACAGGGCAGTCAGCGTGATGACTAAGGAGCAGGCGCAACGGTACGCCGAGCTTACCGTCCAAGATTACGCAGACGTTTACAGCGAATGAAGACGTCGACATGGAAGGCAGCTGAGCGCCGCATCGCAGAGATGATTGGAGGGGTGCGCGTCCCGGTATCGGGACGCCACACCCGAGGGCACCAGCCGGACATAGAGCATGACAGGTTCAGCATTGAAGTTAAGCACAGAAAGACGCTCCCGGCATGGCTGCACGACGCGATGGACCAAGCAGTGAAGTCGAAGCGAGGTTGCCAGCTACCGCTAGTGGTGCTACACTCCAAGAATCAACGCTACGAGGATAGTTTTTGCGTTGTTCGACTGAAGGACATACAGGAGATGGAAGATGGTTCTGGCTGAAGGAAAGACTAATTTTGAAGTTGTTAAGGCCGTAGTTTCTGCCCTAGTAGCGCAAGGCGGCCAATGCGTAGATGAGTACAATTACTGCATCTATGGCGACGGTCGCGGCAGTCACTGCGCTGGGGGTGCTTGGATAAGCTAGAGAAGGAGCGAGACGAATGAAGCGCACAGTGACAATTGAGGCAACCCCGCAAGAGCCTGCCGAAGCGTTCTGGAATCTGGGCGACGACGAGCAAGCGGAATTTTTCCACGGGCTGTACGACGCGATCGAGCGGACCAACGCGGAGCCGGGGGCGTGGTGCCCGATTGAGTACGGCGAAATGCA